TTAAGTATTTATTGTCTCAACTATTTTTAATTTAAGCTCTTCAATAAGCTCAGGATTATCTTTTAAAATATCTTTTACTCCATCACGCCCTTGTCCAATCTTTGTATCTCCATAGCTAAACCAGGAACCACTTTTAGAAATTATCCCTTTTTCAAGAGCTATATCTAAAATATCCCCCTCTTTGGATATTCCTTCTCCATACATTAAATCTAATCCTATTTCTTTAAATGGAGGCGCCACTTTATTTTTAACAATTTTAATTTTGACAGGATTACCTATTGCCTCATTACTTTTATTTTTAATTCTATCCCCTTCGCCTCCCTTTCTTCTAATATCGATTCTTACGGAAGCATAGAATTTTAATGCATTTCCTCCTGTAGTCGTTTCAGGGTTTCCGAACATAACACCTATTTTTTCTCTTAACTGATTAATGAAGATTACCGTACTTTTTGTTCTTGAAATCGTAGCCGTAAGCTTTCTTAATGCCTGAGACATTAATCTTGCATGAAGGCCCATTTTAGAATCCCCCATTTCTCCTTCAATTTCTGCCTTTGGAGTAAGAGCAGCAACAGAATCAATCACTACAATATCTACAGCCCCAGAACGGATCAGGTTATCAGCAATTTCTAAAGCCTGTTCACCATTATCCGGCTGACTAAAAAGAAGTGTATTCAAATCAATCCCAAGCTTACCGGCATATTCACGATCAAAAGCATGCTCAGCATCAACAAACGCAGCAATACCTCCAGCTTTCTGAGCTTCTGCTATCGCATGGAGCGTCAAAGTAGTTTTTCCCGAAGATTCGGGACCATAAATTTCTATAATTCTTCCTTTAGGATAACCTCCTACACCCAATGCAAGATCTAATCCTAATGAGCCAGATGAAATAACTTCAATATTCTCATCAATTTTACTATCACCCATTCGCATTACAGTTCCCTTCCCATAATGTTTATCTAACTTATCAAGCACTAAAGCGAGAGCTTTGTTCTTATCCTCAGTAGAACTTTTTGTACCTACCCCATTTATTTCGGTTTTAGTCTTTGGTTTTTCTCCCTTGTTTTCCATATTAATAAATTAAAATGTTTGTTTACTAATTAATGCTTTGATAATAAAGAGACTTTTTATTCTCGATAAAGGAAATTCCATGTCATCATAAAATTTATTTTCACTGGATAATAAAACATGATACTGATCCGAACCTTTTTTAACATATTTTATATAACAGTCTCCATTATCAAGGACAACAACATAAGAATGCCCATATACTAAATAGCTAAAATCTATAGGTTTAATACCTATAATATCGCCACTTGAAAACTTAGGAAACATAGAGTCGCCAAAAACATTTATATATTCCAACTCTTCATAGACTCCAGGAACAATTACTGGTTCTTTATGATGCTGGATATTATTTTCACCAAATCCAGCACTAACCCTTACCTCAGGATAATAAAACCCATTATATTTATCTTCTAAGCCTTCACTTTCTACCTTTTTAACAAGAGCCGGACATTCCAAACCATACCATATAGAATCAAAGTCAAATCCATAACCAGGAAACGCAGACACAAACTTTTTAACAAACTCTTCAGTCAAATAATTCGTATTACCATTAATAGCTGATGAAAAGTTTGATTTATTCACTTGCATTCTCTCTATGATATTTTGATTGGTTTTAACAACCATATCTCCCTTTAAAACAGCTATAGCCCTTCTTAACCGCTGAGAAATTTCAATTATATTTTTTTCCATTTGACTATCAACAAATTACAACAAACAACGAATTTTGTTTGTCTTGTTGTTTGTAATAAGCGAATTTTGTTTGTATATTTGTAAAAACAAATTTGTGTGACAAAGATAATTAAAATAATAACAATACAAAATAATTTTTTATGGAAACAAAGAAAAGCAATCTAAAAAAACGAATCAGCAACAATTGGAAAGATTTTTTTAAAGAATACACTAAACCTAAAGACGTAGCAAAAATTACCCTTGACCACAGCATCGGGTACAATACTTTACACAACATTAAGATTTGTAATGCAAACATATCAAACGAAAAGAATCAAAAGGCTTTGTATGCTCTGGCGAAAGTCGCAATAGACAATGCAAAAGAAATAATAAAAACAGCTGAAAAAGATATAAAAAAAATGGAAGATTCTATCTCTGAAATTGTTGAACCTTAATAGGAAAAATAAACATGGCAAGCTTAAAACAAACATTAGAAACTCTGCGGATCAAAGTCTGGAAGCTTGAGCAAAAGGTAGATCATCAAAAAAAAGAAATCACATTAATAAAATGTCAAATTGAAGAATTGGAATCTATCGGGAACAAAGAGAATAATAACGGAGTGGAAGCCGTGATTGATAGTTCAAGGATTTTAAACCGTAGAGGATCTAATGCTAAAAAATTAGCTCTTGCCCAAGCCCTAAAAATAAATAACCTGGATTTGATGTAAAGTAATAGCAGAAAATATCCCCTATACAATTAATTGATAATGCAGCAAAAGGGAGTTGTCTGGTGTGATAAATAACAACTCCCCCCAAAGGGGAAAAGGACTTCCCGAGGAAGAGAAAGCAAAATTACCAGGTAGACGGACAAAGAATATGTACAGAAAATAAAAAATCACCTGCACATGGCAGATGATCATTTTTTAATTAATTATTGTTCTAAACAATAAGATGAGCCACCAATATACAAAAAAATAAAAACAGTTCCGTTTAAATGTTACAAAGTGAAAATGTTAAGGATAGCTATGAAACCACACACTAAAGACATTCCTACTCCAATTGCAATACTATCGATCGTAGCAGGAATTCTTTTAACCGGATATATCCAATTCCTTTAAAAATAACAAAAATAAAATAAATGATGGAATTACAAAATATTTAACAATATGGAAATCAAAATATTAGAACAAAAAGAAATTTTAGGTAAAAACATTACCGTTTATGGAACAAATGATAATCCATTGTTCTTAGCTAAAGATGTCGCTCAATGGCTCGGATTAACAAACGTGACTGACATGATAAGCAGAGTTGACCAAGATGAGGTGACTAAGTTAAACTTAGGAAGTCTCCAAGGGTGGTGTAATTTTTTAACTGAAAATGGACTTTATGAAGTTTTAATGCAATCACGAAAACCCATTGCAAAAACTTTAAAGAGAGGAATCAAACAGGTTTTAAAACAAATAAGGCTGACGGGTGGATATATTCCTATACAATACAATGACTCTCCTGAAATGATCATGGCTAAAGGATTTCAAGTAGCCATGCAAACTATCGAAAATGTAAAGCTTAAGAACAAACAATTGGAAATGCAAAATGAGATCCAGCAGCAACAGATCATAAGTGATGCTCCTTGGGTTGACTTATCAAAAAACTGTTATAACAGCACCGGATCCTACACAGCCTCTATCCTATCAGCAAGATTAGGATTTAGAAGTGCAAAAGCATTGAATGCAGAATTGAAAAAGTTAGGCATTCAATACAAAATAAAAGGTGATGATTGTTGGAAGCTTACTGCAAAATATTCTGGCAATGGATATACTAAAACAATACCATATCCATTTTTCAGATCTGACGGAACCTCTGACACCAGAAACAGAATGGAATGGACCGAGAAAGGATTTGTTTTCCTCAGGGAGTTTTTGAGTAAAAAAAAGATCATACCATAAATTCTTTCAAATGTGCTAAAAAAGCACTTTTAAACCCTATAAAATAATATTATGACATTCTACCAAGACAACAGAAGAAACCCATCACAACCATGCAGTAGCGACACCTTTAAACTTAGCTTATCAGAAATTCTGCTTGAATGTGTTCCCGACATTGACAAGTTCCTGAAAGAATTCTTATCAAGTAAAGAATACCCGGAATATTCTGATATAAGCCCTGTATATTCAAATGATCAGGCCAGCAAAAGACCTATAAAAGAAAGGGAAATAATAGACTATCTGGTAGAGATTCCGGCAGCAGCACACATCCTGTACTGGCTTTTCTTTAAAACAACAGATGAGTATTTTAAAAATAAGATTGACCTTCGTATTACTGAACTCACCGATGCCATCGGTCCACGTACAGGAGAACTGGTCATTAAGAGTTATTAATTTTTTACCTGAAACATTTCAAATTAGTTAGAATGAATCTTAAAACAGCTATGGACCACTTTTGGAGTATGAACGAAATCCATTCATTCAATTCGACTGAGATCGCTCTTTATATGTATCTGATACGCATAAACGACCTTTGCTCATGGAAAGAATCCTTCAAGCATAACAATAGTAAAATCATAGCAGGCATCAAAGTTACATTCAAAACTTTGGCAAATGCCCGAAATAAATTAAAACAGGCAGGAATGATAGATTTTGTAACCAAAAACGGAGCTTCTGAAACGCTATACTCCCTAACCTTTGGAAATTTTACAGAGGCTCGGGATGAGGTTAGTACCGAGGTTAAGGATGAGGTTTATTCCAAGGTTTCGCCGAGGTTTGGTAAGGGTAAAGTATATACTAACTGTATTAATAATAGTAGTATTAATAAATATATTGTGAAGGGTCAGGAAAAAGAAAAATTTCTTTTTGTTTCGATTAAAAATCTCAACGACTATCTTCAAAATTTTAAGGGCAATAAATCTCACTTTATTCTGGCCTACAGATTTTGGAAATTATGGATCGAAGAAAACCCTAAAGCTTCGCATCTGCTCAAAGCCGATGTTTATCAGTGGGTAAATACCATGAAATTAATTATTGTCAATGACCAAAACGGAGTGGAAAGAATGCTTGCCATCCTGGAACATTTCAAAAGATGCCAGGCGAAGCAATTGGGCTTTAACGATTTTTGGTTTACCACCATTTCAAGCCTGAAAGCTTTTCGCAAAACAGGCAAAGATGACGTAAAGCAGATTGATAAAATCGCAAAAGAAGTCAATCAGACCGCCGAAAAACAGCCCGAATTTCATCTGGCTATTGAAACCGCAATTAAAAAATTCAAACAGTATGAAAGCTCTTGTACACCTTCGAAACAGGTTTGATTATGCCAGTAGAAATTCAGGAACATTAAGGTTAACTCAAACCGACATTGACGCCTTGCAGCAGCTCATTAATGAAGAGAATTCCAAACAGCGAAATACCTCTCTAGAGGATGCTCTTCTCTTATTTTACCTTCTAAAATGCTATAAAGTTCAGAATGAAAATAATAAAGCCGTTTTGCGGGAAAAACCGTTAGAGGAAATCAATTTCCCCATGGGAATGCCTGATGCCATGGATATTATGAGAAGAATAACCATGCTCATAGACCCCAAAGAAGAAGTGATACGAAAAATTACAGATGAACTTTGGATTTATCAGCAGTATGAACGCATACCGAAAGATCGGGATGTATACCTGAAAGAAATGTATAGAGAACAAAACTGGGAACAAAATGATCATCTATCGACCTTAAAAGTAACGCCGCAAAAAATGGTCCCAATCAAAAAAGAAGAGAGGATCACCTATCAGCAGGTAGAAGAATTACTAAATGACCTGCTTAAAAAAGCTAAAGAAGAGTTTCCAAAACTTAAATTATGGAATGAAGGATACAGATTCAAGGAAGTTAAACCTTTGAGTTCTGCCGATCAACAAAGATCGGATAATACGTAATTTTTGAGTAATGATTGAGCCGATTAAACCCATTGCAGCAGGATATGAAGATCCAGTGTTACTCAATATTTCAGATTATTTAATCCGCAGAACGGATCATTATCCTAAACCCATTCCCATACTTTGCATTAAGCAGGATGGATATCATATCCCTTTCATGTCTGAAGATAATATCTCCATTCTTTTCGGACCTGCAAAAGCAAGAAAATCAGGACTTATAAAATCAATGTGTCAGGCTATTTTAAATGGAAGTAATGAAAAAATGTTCTCAACCTATCAAAGCAAAAAAATTGCAGTAATTGACACCGAACAATCACAGCATGACAGCCACGATGCAGTAAAAGGAATTTATTATATGACAGGCGCCGATATAGATTATTACAGTGTTTTAACCCTTACCAAAGACCAAAAAAAACAATTGGTAGAGCAGCATTTGAAACAAAACCCTGATTGCAGAATGCTGATCATTGACAACATCGTACACTTTGTAAAAGACTTTAATAACGTTGCTGAAAGTGGGGAAATTACTCAGTGGCTGCTGAAATTAAAATCAGAGTATAAAACGCATATTCTTGTGGTCATTCATGAAAACCCATCCGGAACTTACAATCAGAGCCTCAAACCCCGCGGAAATCTGGGAACCAATCTGATGAACCTCTGTGAAACAGCCATCAGGATTCAGAAAGATCCCGATGATGAAACAAGAAGTATTGTCTCTGCTGCCCTTACCAGAGGAAAGGCATTCCGGGACTTTATCCTGATGATGGATGACCAGAAAATCCCCTTCCTCATGGATGATCATTCTTTACAGGAAAAAAAGACCGCCAAAAAACCCAATTATTAATGAAACCCATAAAACTGAAAATCGTAGCAAGATCAATATGAAAAGTTTACAATCAAAAACCAGAGACGGTACAGAAATAGAGATCATTATATCAGACAATGCCATTAAATCGGGGTTCAGTATTGGGAAGCCGACAGATCTGGAAATGATAGTAACGGATAAAAACAACGAGCAGTATCAGGCCGATGTGTTTTTAAAGTCAGGATGGACCCATAAGGAGCTTCAGGAAATCATAACGCGAACAGTCCTAAGTTGTGATGTAAAAGTGAAACGGATACAGGCTACAATCAAGGGGCTTGTATCGATAAATTAAGTAAAAAATAACACACACCCCTGGAATCTGAGTAGGTACTTTACGGCAATCTCCTTCTACGGCGCTACGAGCCCCAAAAAAGCGCTAGCTACAGATTTTTTTTCTGGTTACCAGTTACCACTGTGGTAATACAAAAACGTAGTATTAATAAGGGTTTGAGAAAGACCAGCCTGGCAACCAGACACCACTTTGGTTACCACCATGGTTACCACTATGGTTGCCACTCATTAAAAAATTATGAAAAAAGAAAGATACTTATCCATAAGAGCATATGCGAAACGTGTAGGAGTAAGTCATGTTTCGATTCAGAAGGCCATCAAAGCAGGAAAAATTTCTAAAGGCTATGATTCAGAAACCAAAACCATCAACCCAGATATTGCAGATCAGGAATACGGTTTTCAGACCGAGATCAAAAAGATCAATGAAAAATTAAAAGAAAATATATCCCAGCAGCAATTGGAAGCTTACAGCGGGGTCGATGTCGTTGAGATACAAATCTCTCATCAGGACACAGCACCTGAAGCCTTGCGAAAGCAAATCATCATTAAAGCGCAGCTCGATCTCTTGAAACTCAAAACAGAAAGCGGACAGCTGGTAAACAAAGAAGAAGTATATAAAGAAATTTACGCCTATGGCAAAGAAATCAGAATGAACCTACAGGCAATTCCCGACAGGATCATAGATCAGCTCCTGACCATGGACCGAAACGATGCCCATAAATTATTAACAGAAAGCATCAACGAATCTTTAATAAAACTTACCACCTATGCTCATTAAAGGATTTTTAGACGCCTTACAACCAGAACCCATACTATCTGTGAGCCAGTGGGCAGATCAAAACAGGCTCTTAGACAGTAAAAGTTCAGCAATGCCAGGAAAATACAGAACTTCCATCACTCCGTTTCTCAAAGAGATTATGGATCATCTCGGGGAATATTCTCCTGTAGAGGAAGTTATTGTCATGAAGGGAGCACAGCTGGGCGTGACCGAGGCAGGACTCAATTGGATAGGCTACACCATTGATATCTCCCCCTGCCCTATGCTTTTTGTAGAACCCACTAAAGAAGTGGTGGAACTCGTCAGCAAGACCAGAATACAGCCTATGCTCGAAAGCTCGCCCAGCTTGGCACACAAAGTAAAACCACCTAAGTCCAGAGACAGCGGAAATACCCTCACAAAAAAAGAATTCCCCGGAGGGGTATTGAGGTTAGCAGGAGCCAACAGCGCCGCAGGGCTCAGAAATATGCCCGTCAAAAGACTCATGCTCGATGAGGTAGATGCTTATCCTGTGGATTTGGATACTGAAGGAAATCCCATTGACCTGGCAAAGAAAAGGACTTCCACATTTGCCAAAAGAAAAATCTTCATTTTATCCACTCCGGTAACAAAAGGGCTTAGTGTTATTGAGCCCCTGTTTGAGAGTACCGACCAGAGATACTTTTTTCTCCCATGCCCTCATTGCGGAACTTTGCAGCATTTGAAATGGGAAAATTTAAAATATCAATACAACAAAAGCGCAAAGGTCGCAAAAGAGGTTTATTACCAGTGTGAACACTGCCAGGAAGGTATTCAGGAATCTGAAAAAACAAAAATGCTGGAGAGTGGAGTTTGGATACCTACAAAGCCTGAGAATCAAAATAAAAAAAGGGTGGGTTATCATATCAATTCCCTCTATTCCCCTTTAGGATGGAAAAGCTGGGAAGATTTAGCCATAGAATATGAAGAGGCCATGGGAGATGTCCCGAAAATGAAAACGTTTTACAACACCTCCTTAGGGCTGACCTATGAAGAAAGCGGAGATAAGCCCCAGTGGGAAGCCTTGTATGACCGTAGAGAGGATTACCCAAGAGGAAAAATACCCACTGATGAAATTGCTTTTTTAACAGCCGGGGTAGATATTCAGAAAGACCGTATCGAACTGGAAATAGTAGGCTGGTGCGAGGGGAAGGTTTCCTACTCCATTGATTATAGAGTGCTAATGGGGTTTGTGGCAGGTGATGGCAGCGCCCAGGTTTGGCAAAAACTCGATGCCGTCCTGAATGAAACATGGATAAGACCCGACGGCACACAGATGAGTATCAGAATGATGTGTGTGGACAGTGGAAACTGGTCCTCTGAAGTCTATGCTTTTTGCGGCCGTTATCCCCCTTCAAGAGTCGTCCCCATCAAAGGACGTGATAATCAGATTACGGTTATTTCTGCGCCAAAAGCCGTGAATGTGACCAGAAAAAACAAATCCGTGGACGGGGTAAAAGTATGGCATGTCGGTGTTTCATTATTAAAATCGGAACTATACGGCTGGTTAAGAGTTAATCAGGGAGATCCAGGGTATTGCCATTTCCCAATGTATGATGAGGCCTACTTTAAAGGACTTACCTCTGAAGAACTTATTACAACCAAAAATAAAAGTGGACACACGGTACAGAGGTGGGTGAAAAAGTTCACCCGAAATGAGCCCCTCGATATAAGGAACTACGCCAGGGCAGCGGCCCATATGGTCGGCATGGACTCCTTTTCACCCAAACATTGGGAACTCATGCGAAATAAAAGAACCGGAGCAGTTAAAAATAAAGTAAAGAAGAAATCAGATTTTTGGAATTAATATGGAAAAACACATCACAATACGCATTCAAATGCCGTTAAGCCTCGCAGAAATGGCCATTCATGCTGCATGTATATACTATCAGACCACCCCTGAAGAATTATTGGGGAAAAGTCCTAATCACGAGCATTCAGAAAGAAAATCACTCGTCTATCATTTGTTAAAAACAGAATGCAATATGACAGTCCCGGAAATTGCACGAATGGCAGGCACCAGCCGTCAGTATGTAAGTTATATGCTCGATAGGGTCGATATACGATCCAGATTGTACTTGTCAAATGCTTGCCATTACAAAAACATACACCATATTTTCACAACTTTACAGAAAGAACAAAAAAAATGGATGGAGCAGCATTCACCTTAGAACAGTATTACGCCTTGAATAAGAGTATCGCACAGGGAACCTTAACTGTTACCTATGGTGATAAAACCGTTACCTACCGCAGCCTTGATGAGATGCTCAGAATCAGAAATCTCATCGCAGCAGAATTGGGGCTTATTAAAAAAGACAATGGCCGAAAAGTAGGAGTCTTTAGTAAAAACTGGAAAAAATGTCCTTAGAATTAAATTTACTCGATAAAGTAGTTTCTTATTTAAGTCCGCAGTGGGGACTAAAAAGAGTACAGCGGCGTAATGCAATGGATATATTACAGAGAGGATATGAAGGAGCACGAAAAGACCGCCGTACCAAAGGGTGGAATGTGAATGATTTTGAAGAGGCCGCAAAAGTAGCCGAAATTAAAACCCTGAAAAACAGAAGCAGGGACCTCTACCGAAACAATCCCTATTCTTTCCGCGCTCACAATTCCATTGCCAACAATACCACCGGCACAGGCATTGTGCCGGCCATTAAAAATGAACAGCTGAAAAAGATCTGGAAGGATTGGGCCCAGCAAACCACCGTGGATTTTGATGGCAATTTTAATTTTTACGGATTACAGAATCTATGCATGAGAACACTCTCTATGCATGGTTCAGTACTCATCTTAAGAATTAAAACCAATAATAAAGAACATATTCCATTAGAACTCAAGGTGGTTTCCACTAAATTTTTAGACCTCTCAAAAGATACCATAAAAACTTCCACCGGGTCATATATTTCCGGGGGAATTGAGTTCGCCGCCAGCGGAAAAAGGAAAGGATACTGGATTTACGATAAAGATCCGGAGCTGGAATATTCTAAAAGTACATTTTGGAAAGATCAGGATGTGATCCATCTTTTTTTTCAGGATGAACCCGGTCAGATCCATGGCGTGCCCTTTGGTTCTCCCTCCATGATGAGCTTAAGAGATTTTGACGACTATTCCGATGCACAGCTGGTAAGACAAAAGATCGCTTCCTGTTTCTCTATATTCATCACCAGAACCGATTCTGAAATGATGGGCATGAGCTCACAGGATTATGAAGAGTTTGACAGGGTGGAACCAGGACTTATTCAAACCCTGGAACCCGGCAAATCCGTCACTTTTGCCTCCCCGCCACCTGCCGATGGCTATGGCGAATATTCCAGGAATGTTCTTACCGGTATTTCAGCAGGGTATGGTATGAGCTATGAAGCCATGACCGGAGATTTAAGCCATGTTAACTATTCCAGTGGAAGAATGGGATGGCTGGAGTACCAGCGAATGATTGAAACATGGCAGAATTTTATTCTCATCCCTAAATTATGCGCAAAAGTATGGCTTTGGTTTGTAGAGGCAGGAAATTTATTAGGGGTACTTCCCAAAGACACGCCTAAAACAGTCGAGTGGACCGCCCCGGGTAGAATGATGATTGACCCGGTAAAAGAGGTGAACGGACTTTTAGCACAGGTAAGAGCCGGATTTATGAGCTGGCAGGAAGCCGTAAGGCTCTTAGGCTATGCCCCGGAGGAAATTCTGGAAGAAATGAAAATTTCTAAAGAATTATTTGACAAGGCAGGACTTCAGCCCAAATCAGATCCCCGATATGATGCGGTAAATCTAAAAAACAGCACTGATGATACAGGTAACAATAGCACACAGCAGTAATGGCCTCAATTTTTTGCAGAGACAATTAGATGACAAAAATCTTAAGAAAGCCAGCACAAGGGCGTTAAATAAAGCAGTTGCCAAAGGCAACACCCTTTACAGGCGAATGATTTCAGAGCATTACAACATTAAGCCTACCCACATCAGGTCTTCCATTATACTGAAAAAAGCAACCTATAACAAGGCAGAAACTTCTATCTCAGGAAATATAAGACCCCTGAGCTTATCCAGGTTCAATCCCCAGTTTGTTAATGGCCGAAGTGTTATTTCTATTCGATCGGTGAGAAATAGAGAAACAGGCAGAAGAACTTTACAGCAAACAGCCCGAAATGCAAGCAGAAACGAGCAAGCCGGTGGAGGCGTTTCTATTGAGATCAAAAAAGGAAGCAGAAAAGTCATCCCTTATGCTTTCTTAACGAAATCACAGGCCAATACCGGGGTTGAAAAGCAGATTTTTGCCAGAGGAAAATACGCCGGAGGAAAATTCCAGAAAGCAAAAGAAAGATTCCCCATTACAGCCATGAAAACCACTTCTGTTTTCGGGATTTTGACTCATGACCCTATTCAAAAAAAAATAGAAACAGAATCTAAAGAAACCCTGCAAAGAGAGTTTGAAAGACAAATTTATTTACTAACAAGAAGATAGCGTAAAAGCAGATAAGAAGACCGGGAGTTTAATCATTAAAATCTGTTCAGGAAACACCCTCCCGCTTGAGCGTCTGGGAGGGTTTTATATGCTACCTTTCTTTTATTCAAATTCAATTTCTGTACTTGATATCTTTTCTAATTCGTCAGAAATACTTTTCTTTATATCTTCTATTCGTTTGAATTTTTCTGCTAATTGTTTTTGTAAATCTAAGTCAAAACTACCCTTGCTATCAGTTGGAATTGAAATTTCAATCTCTTGAATTTTACCTTTACCCGCCTTATTATCAAAACCAAAATAATGTTTACTAAATTCCATTTCGATTGCATATTTTAAGAACAGTAAATCTAAACTATCCTTATACTTTTTTTGAAGAATTAAAGGAATTACCTTCTCTGACAAAGAAAATCTGCCTTTACGTAAATATACTTTTCCTATAGAACCGTCAATATTCCAGGTTAAACAATCTTCAAAATATTTCACCCCTTCTAATTTGTCTTTTACATAACCATAATCAACGTTTTCAGGAAATTTAGAAGCTGAATAGACAGGAATTTCACCTTTGTTTTTATCAATAAACGTTTTAGTAAATTTACTATTGTTAGTTTTGATTTTTAAATCAAAAATATCCTTAATAGCAAGCTTGATAAATTTAGGTTTATTTGCGTCATTTGATAACTCTTCAACTTCGGCTTTAATAGAAATAATACTATTTGAAACTTCCTCTAATAAAGTCGGAAATTCTTCAATTTTTAATTTTAGATTTTCATCCTTAATTCCTAAAGTCTCCTTTTCTTCAGATGACCACCATCTTTCTACACACCAATGATTTTCTGGTTTAAAAAGTTCGATCGGCTGAATTTTACAACGAACATCAGTATTTATTTTACTAAAACTTTGTTTATTACCTTTGAAAAAGGAATATAATGTTACCGCTTCATTTAAATCATCTTGGTCAATATCAAATCGATAAACATCTCTACTTTCTCCCATTTCACTTACAAAATAAGTGAAAACCGGATCTGTTTGGATTTGCTTTTTGTGCCCTTTTTTTGTTAAGCAAAGTATATATGTTCTTTTGGGAGTTGTAAAAAAAGTTTTAATTGGCAAAGAAATAATACCATCAATAAAACATTCATCAAGTAAAAATTGTCTTAAATTTTTATCATTTTGACGATTAAAAATACCGTCTGGGACAATTATAAATGCCTTCCCATTTGGTTTTAAAGCTTTGACAATCCATTCCATAAACAAACCTTCAACACCAATAGCATTGATTTTATAATAATTTACAAGGTCTCCATCTTTTTTTATTTCATCTTTTAAATTACTACTTCCACTCGTTACATAAGGTGGATTAGTTACAATTAAATCATACTGATTTTCAATCGGTTCAGAAAGTGTCCCTAAAATAGAATTAGTTTTTAAAATAAAACTTTCATTAAAAAGTTTTGCAAATTCAGTTGTAATTGTAGGATTATCTTTTAATAAATCGGAAAAATAAATGAGCATATTGGCTTTGGCCAATATAATTGTTTTTTGTTCGTCTTTATCAAAACCTTTATCGTATCCATGAATCGTAATTTTAGGAATTAATTTTCCTTTTTTTACTTCATAAAATTGGTCTAGTTTTGTAATAATGGGTTCTAAAAGAAATTTTCCAACACCACAAGCTGGGTCACATATTTTAACACCTTCTTTTATATCATCCTTAGCCATTTCTACAACAGCCCTAACGACTTTAATTGGTGTAAAAAATTGTCCCCAATTTTTCTTGCTTATACTTTCTTTTAAGAAACTTTCAAAAAGTTGACTTTTAAAGTCATAATCAATATGTTCAAGCTTTCCATAATCTTTGAACTTTTTTAGAACTTTTTTAAAAACCGTACTATAACCTTGTACAGCTTTTTGATCTTTACTTACAAATATAGTTCCGTTAATAATTGTTGTTTTGTCAATTGAATTTTCAGGAAAAAGGGTCTTAATTTTTGGACGTATAGTTGTTGCGTATGTCTCTAACACTTCATCTTCTGTATTTCCATCGTAGCTTGAATATAAAGTATTAAAATTAAAAATACCTTGTAAAACCCCTAAATCACTTAAATATTTGAAAATAAACAGTTCCACGAAAGTATATAAACAGTTTTCAGGAGTTGCTCCACTGACGGACCAAATATCTTGCCAAATTTGTTTAGCTAAATCAGTAGGATTTACTAATTCTTTTGGTTTCAATTGATCACTTAATTCATTTATAGAATATTTTATTTTTTCAATTAATTCAGGTAATTTCTCGTCTTTTGGGTTAAAATTTTCTTTTATAAAATTACCTTTTTCATCCTTTATTTTATTTCCTGTTAGAACATTTACCCAAATTGTATCTTTAGTATCTGTGGCAATTATTATATGAGCATCAAGCTTTTTTGCAACTTCTAATTCTTGCTCAATAGCTTTCTGTTTTTGTATGGCTGTTTTAAATTCGGAAGGTTTTTTATATTCAATTACCGCAATTACGTTTTTCTTTTGTACGATTAAAGCATCAATTTTTTTCTTTTCTTCACTCCCATAATCAACATTTCTTATTATTCCGAATTCTTTTAGATTCTTGATTGAAGTAGCACCAATATTATAGAAATCCCATTTCCCTATTTTCTCAGGATTTTTTTGCAAATCTCTTTGTAATAATTCTTCACTCATAAGAAATAATAAATATTTTTTTCAAATGTACAAAATTAATTCTAAAAATTGAAGAGCGTTCTTCTTTTTGAAAATTTCGTTTTAAGCTTGTAGATGCACCTCGCCAATGTGAGGTTTTGTGTCAAATATTTAGCAAAGATACTCTGGAATCCAATCCTTTGCTTTGTATCATGAAAAAGGCAAAAGTTTCCTTATCCTACGTCAGGGCTTCAATACCCGAGAACAGCTTCAATGAAGAGAACAACACCATTGAGGTGGTTTTCGCTACAGAAACTCCGGTAAAAAGGTATGACTGGAATGAAGGATGCTATTTCAATGAAGTTCTCGAGATTTCCAAAGATGCCATCAATTTTGAAAGACTCAATAGAGGCCTTTCTGTTTTGGACTCCCATCAATCCTATGGACTGGAAAATATTCTGGGCGTGGTAGAGTCAGCCTGGATCGATGAAAACACCAAACAGGCCAAAGCCATTATCAGACTTTCCAGTACGGAAAAAGATGCAGATATCATTGCTAAAGTGAGACAAGGCATCATCCGTCATATGAGTGTTGGCTACAAGGTCGATCAGTACACCGTTTCAAAAAATGGCAAAGAAATTCCCGAGTACAGGGCCACACGCTGGACTCCCAATGAATTATCACTGGTACCCGTTCCGGCAGACTTTAATTCCGGAATACGATCTCAGCAAAAAGAAGAACATTTTAATTTAATTACGATAATGGACCTAGATAATATCCCGGCGGATGAAGTCCCAACACCGCCAAAAGTTCAGAATACACCCACACCTGAACCCAAAGTAAATGAATCAGAGGTAAGAGCAGAGGCTGTTGCCCAGGAAAGACAAAGAGCAATGGATATTTCAGAGGTCTGCCAGCGGGCAGGCTTAGAAACATCCTTCGCAGATTCACTCATCAAAAACGGTACCTCATTACATGATGCCAGAGCACTGATCATCGATGAAGTAGCCAAAAGAGCCAATCCGGCGCCCGTAGCAGCTCCTCCGCCAGCAGAAGTGACGCAAGATGAATCCGAGAAAAAAAGAATCTCGATGGTAGAAGGAATTGTTGCAAGAGCGATTCCCGGATCTATAGACCTTAACGGAAACGAAAAAGCACAGCAGTTCAGAAACATGAGACTCCTGGATGTAGCCAAAGACAGATTAACAGCAGCGGGTGAAAACTTTTCGATGTTAAGTGAACAGGAAGTGGTAAAAAGAGCATGGGCTACCACAGACTTCCCCACCCTCTTATCCCTGGCTTTTGACAGGTCACTCAGAAGGTTCTATGAAGGCTACGCCGATGAGTGGAGATTCATTGCAAGGCAGGAAAACGCTACCGATTTCAGAGAAAAAACAGGAATTAAAGTCGATGGTGCCGTGTCTTTTGATGAAATTCCCGAAGCAGGAGAATACAAAGAAAGCAATATCCTTCAGGCGGAAGATGCCAAAATAAAACTCAAAAAATTCGGAAGGAAATACAGCATCAGCGATATTGCCATTATCAATGATGATTTGAGTGTCTTCAGCAGACTGCCACAAATTATGGCACTGGGAGCACAGCAATTCCAAAGTGATTTAGTTTGGTCCAATATCATCGATAACAAAAATGCACCGGATGGAAAGACTTTATTTCATGCTGACCATAAAAATTACGATGCCACAGGAGCCCCTCTCACCACTGATGCATTAAGCACGGCAAGAACCGCTATGAGAAGGCAAAAATCACCCGCAGGATTAAAGTTAGGCATCAAACCCCAGTATCTGTTAGTGCCCCCGGAATTACAGACCACTGCAGAAAGACTCGTATCAGCAGTGCTGGCTACCGAAACCGGAAACGTTAACGTTTTCGCAGGACAGCTGAGGGTCATGGTAAGCGATCAGCTTGAAGATCCCAAAGCATGGTACCTGCTGGCTGATCCTTCAGCCATTTCAGCAGATGGCATCGTCTACGCTTACCTCAATGGACAGGGAGGACTTAAAACAGAATCAAGGGTCAACTGGGATACCGATGCCCTGGAAGTAAAAGGATCAATGGCTTTTGCCACTGCCGTATGGGGATGGGAAGGGTGGTATAAAAACAAAGGAAAATAAATTGTTACATAGCAAAGTAAAGCTTTGCATGAATTTTAAAATTAACTGTTGAATATGAAAAACTATATCGAAAAAGGAGAATTTCTCCACACCGTTTTAGAAGATACCGTAAAAGGAGGTGATCTGGTCATCAAAGAAGACACAATAGGGGTAGCCGTTTCAGATGGGAACGGAATAGATCTATGCGCTGTAGCCGTTGAGGGCGTCTTTGAACTTCCTAAAGCTACAGGGGTCGCTTTGAGTCAGGGGAAAAAAGCATACTTCATTTCTGCTGACAAAACCGTTACCGGCGTGGCTTCAGGCAATACACTCATCGGCTACGTTTGGGAAACGGCTGATGCCACTAACCCTGTAGTAAGAGTGAAAATTGGATAATGTATTTGACTCCTTCAAGGCTCAGACATTCGATGTTATTGCAACGACTATGGGATATGATGCCCAGTGCAGAGGAATCACAGCAAGAGTACTTTTCAACCATCCCAGTGAAAATGAAAAACTCTCCGAACATAACTATGATTATGACCGTCCTACTTTAGAATTTAAAGTGAATGACTGGAAAGGAATCCGGGAAGCTATTGAGCGAAAAGAAGATGTTCTGATCACAGTGAGAGGAAAAGAATATTACGCTATGAAAATCATAGGCGATGATCGTATCGCCCAAGATGGAGACACCTATAAAGTACTACTAGAAGAAGCATAATGAATTACCAGGCAGTAGAATCAGAACTCGCACATCAGATGCAAGCAAATACTGATTTATCTGCAATAGCAGATATTACAGTACTTCCGGAAGATATTACACAATACAAAATACCGGTTGTGAATGGTTTAGTGACCGTTGTTTTTATGAGTGAAATCTTTGATAAAAATCAAAGTATCGGCCCAATATCACAGCACAGCACCGCGACCTTTACGATCAGCATTCAATCCAGAAGATTAAGAGGACCTAAAGGAGTGTACGCCATTTCAGAACTCATCAAGCAGTCCTTGATGGGGTTTACCCCTACAGATTGCGGAGCGGTTTCTTTAGGGGATTTTGCTTATGTAAACTACCAGAATGATGTCTGGGAATATTCCCTGTCGGTAGCATGCAGATCACTCAGAACACAAATCCTCCCCCAATCTGTTGATCCTCCGCTATATGATCAACCCCAATAATAACATATGAAAAAGTACATCTATAAAGGTCTTGTTAAAACGACACTTGGCGGCTATATTGTTGTTCCAGGCTCAGTCATTGAGCTCCCAGAAAAAGACGAAAGAGTAAAAAGTCTCCTGGCACAGGGACTCTTAGAATTAGTAGAAACCAAAAAACAAACAAAATAATATGGCAGCAAATTATCTGCACGGGGTAGAAACACTCGAAATGAAACAGGGCACCAAAACCATACAGGTGGTCAAATCGGCCGTAATAGGTCTGGTGGGTACTGCCCCTTCGGGTGAAAAAAACACCCCTATTCTGGTGAATTCAGAGAAAGATGCAGCGCAATTTGGGAGTACAATATCCGGATTTTCTATTCCCGGGGCTTTAGAGGCTATTTTCAACCAGGGAGCCGGAACAGTCATCGTAGTCAATGTTTTTGATCAGACCAAACATACTACACCGGTAACCGATGAGTCTTTGAAAGTAGAAGACAGAGCCCTGAAATTAACCTACCCTCCCCTGGATACGGTCATCATAAAAGATGCTGACGGCAACCCCGCAGACTATGTGCAGGATGTTGATTACAGCATCGATCCTTTTGGAAACTTCAAGGCATTGACTCCCCGTATTGCCGATGGAATATTTATCAAATTTTCCTACAAAAGACTCGATGAGACTAAAATTACAGCCAGCGATATCATCGGGGAGATCAACCCCGCCACCGACCAGAGAACCGGACTCAAATGCCTGGAACTTGCTTACAATCTTTTCGGGTTTTCTCCAAAAATCATCATTACCCCTACCTTTTCAGACGACAGTGCCGTGGCTGCTGAACTGATTTCCACCGCTGAAAAAATGCGTGCCATATGCTATCTGGATGCCCCCTATGCCACTACCGTGCAAGAAGCTATTAAAGGCAGAGGACCGGAAGGAACCATCAACTTTAACACCTCCAGTAGTAGAGCTGAGCTGCTATACCCGATGATGAAAGTTTTTAATACACAAATAGAGAGCGAGACGCTCTTTCCGTATTCCGCATTCCTGGCAGGCGTGAGAGCTAAAGTGGATCACCAGGAAGGCTATTGGGTCTCGGAGTCCAACCATGAAATTAAAGGAATTACAGGAATTGAAAGAGAGATCAGTGCCGGTATCTCCAATAGCAACAGCGATGCCAATCTTTTGAATGAAAAAGGAATTACTACCGTATTCAATTCTTATGGAACCGGGTACAGAACATGGGGAAACAGAAGCGCAGCATTTCCTGCCAGTACAGCTTCTGATAATTTCATTGCCGTAAGGAGAACAGCAGATGTCATTAATGAAAGTATTGAACAGGCATGCCTGCAATTTGTAGACCAGCCCATCACCCAGGGATGGATTGACTCCGTCAGGGAAACCGTGAACGCCTTCTTAAGAACACTACAGGGACGAGGAGCCATCATAGACGGGGTATGTAAATATTTGCAAGAAGATAATCCCCCAACACAGCTCGCACAGGGACATGTTACATTCTATGTGGACTTTATGCCGCCAACACCGGCCGAAAGAATTTCTTTTACTTCCCTGATCAATATTAATTATCTAAGCTCTTTAAAATAACATAAAATGGCGCAAAAAATTACAATAGGAAGGCTCACCAATGCCAATATCTATGTCGATGGTGCAAGCCTTTTGGGGCGTGTTGAGGAATTCCAATGCCCTACCCTCACCTTTAAACAGTCCGAACATAAAGCATTAGGAATGAATGGTACCATAGAATACTATTCAGGGATCGACAAAATGGAAGGTTCCATGAAGTGGACCTCTTACTATCCTGAGTTTTTAAAGAAAATGGCCAATCCATTTAAGGCCGTAAGAATCCAGGTAAGGGGAAGTTTGGAAGAATACCAGGGCGGGGAAAGAATAGCACAGACTCCTGCTGTTGTTTTCCTTACCATTCAACCAAAGAATTTTCCCCTCGGAAATTTTCAGCAGCATGATAATGTTGAGCTTTCCACAAACTATGGATGCACCTATGTCAGACTGGAAATCGGTGGGCAGGTCATTACTGAAGTCGATGTAGAAGCCAATATATTTAAAGTCGATGGGGAGGATCTGTTAGCGGCTTACAGACAAAATTTAGGAATTTAATCCCTTTTTTATAGCGTAATAATAAAATTAAACACACAAAACCCACTAAAATTACGATTCAGTCCGTTAAAAAACATTTAGAGCCTGTTTAAATTTTAGTGGAAAATTTTGTTAAAGCATTTCCGTGAACTTCCTACAAAATCCATTCAGGAGAAACCTGTCAAATATTTGGCAAGTTTTTTTTCTGCTTTCTTTCCTAGTTTTGAGCTTTGAACAAAGTATTATGAATAAAGAAATTTTCCCAACAGAGCCCAGCGAGGATGGCTTTTTCTACCAAAGTGAAGAGGAGAAAAACAGCGGTATATTAACAAAGATATACGACAACGGAAGTGAAGTAAAACACCTTGAACTCAAGGATGGCCGAAAAGCTTCGGTGAGAAAACTTAAGGGGCGGGATTTTGTCGAAACCAAGAAAAGAATGCAAAACGATCCTGCCGGTGATTTTGAAACCATCAATATGAGTGTTGCCACCACCATAGAGGGAAAACAGCAGCCACCGGAATTTTATCTCGATGATCTCTTCCAGGATGATTATGCAAAACTCATGATCGCATTTTCCTCATTAAATTTTTAATAGGGCTCAGGGAAATAGCCTTTACAGCGCACTTCTATGGCATATCACCATTAGAGGTAGAACAGTGGTACAGCCGGGAGATATACCTTTATTATAGAGAAGCGGTTGCCATTCATAATACCTTAAATTCTATCGAAGAATGAATCATGCAGCAACCGCCGTAACCCTTTTACTCAGAGCCGATATTTCAGGCGCAGAGTCAGCCATCAGACAACTTGACAGATCTTTCTCCGGCACATTAAGCAGAATCAATGCACAGGGACAATCCTTGATCAATAAGGGAAAGAAAATGCAGGAGGCAGGCCTTTCCAACATGGCTGGAGGTGCTGCCATGCTCGCTCCTTTAGGTTTAGCCGTAAAACAGGCCATAGAATTAGAATCAAAAATTGCCGATGTGGCCAAAGTAACCAATGATGATTTTGGAAGTAAAGGGTTTACTGAATTAACCAATAATGCCATCGCTGTTTCTAATCTATACGGAGGGGCTGCTACCAGTGTAGCAGAACTCATGGCCGAATTGGCAGCAGGAGGCGTGGCCAAAAAAGAAATTGATGGAGTGGCAAGGTCTGCCAGTAAGATTTCTTTCGCCTTTGACATGGCAGCAGGTGAGGCCGCCAAAGGCTATATGGTCATTAAAAATGCCATGGGCATTACCCTAAAAGAAACCGATGCCGTAATGGATGCCATGAACGCTGCCACCAACAAATTTGGAGGTAAAGCTTCCAATTTGGTGACTTTTATGGCCAAGGGCGGAGCCTCTGTAGCCAGTACATTAAAAGTTTCAGGAACTCATATGCAGGCCTTTGGGAATGCCCTGCAGGTTGTAGGACAAAGCGGTGAAGAGTCCGCAACCATTATGAAAAGATTCCAAAAAGCCATCATCGGAAATAAGGAGCTAAGCGCGATGTTTGTTAAAGCAGGCGGCGGAGCAAAAGGACTCATCGCTATTTTGGAAAAAGCAAAAGCCAGCGGTAATGCCTTTAGCTGGCTCAATAAAAGAGATGTCGGTGAATACAGTAACGCGGTAGCTCAATTAGCTGCCAATATGGATACAGCAACCGGAGTCAGAAACCAGCTCAACTTTCTCTCTAAAAATTCCAATGTGACAGGCAGTGTTCAAAATGAAGCCCAGAACCGCTTAAAAACAACAGGTGCACAATTGGAAATCCTAAAACAGCAAACCATCAATGCCGGTATTAAAATAGGAGGCGCCTTATTACCCTCCCTGATGAAGCTGGCTCAGGCTGCAAAACCACTCATAGACAACCTTTCTAAATGGATAACAGAAAATCCTAAATTAGTGGAGGGTATTGTAAAAATCATTGCAGCCATTGCCGCTCTAAAGATAGGAGTCGGCGCCTTACAATTTGGACTTGGAAGTACGATCACCACGATAGGAAAATTTATCACTGGCGGAAGTAAGGCACTAAGTGCCATTTCTAAGTTTTCCTCAACAATAGGACCGCACATCGGTAAAACTTTCACAGTAGTGGGCAGAGTTTTTACCAGTATAGGCCCCGCCGCCATAAAAGCCGCTATGGGTCTGGGAAAAGCATTCAGGGTTATTGGGATCGCTTTTTCCACCGTGTCAAAATTACTCATCGCAAATCCCTGGATACTCGCACTGACCGCCATTGCAGCAGCAGCCTATCTTATTTATAAAAACTGGGATAAGATTTCCACCTGGTTTTCTAAATTATGGACCAAGGTAGCCGCTGTTTTCCGTTCCTATATTAAACTCATATCCGCTCTTCTGATCAAATTCACCCCTGCAGGACTGATCTATAAACATTGGGATAAGATAAAAGGATGGTTCTCCTCACTCTGGGGCACTCTAAAAGAACTCTTTAATAAAGGACTGGAAGGGATTCAATTTTTATTTTTGAATTTCACTCCGCAGGGGCTGATCTACAAACACTGGTCTCCCATTACTGCTTTTTTCCAGAAGTTATGGGACAAGGTCAAAGAGATATTCGCTAAAGCGATCGGCTGGATAAAAAATTCTGCGATAGGACAATTAATCAGTAAGATATTAAGTGGCCTGCAAGGAGCCGTGAGCAGTACCCGTTCCGCTCTTGATTACGCCTCAAAAAATTCTCTGGACGCAACAATTAATCATGTGGGAGGCACTAAAGCGCTCCCTCAACCCAAATCGTATGCCCGAAATCTAAACAGCAGCATGAGCTTCGCGCCGGTGATTAACATAAGCGGCAGTATGGATCAGATCACCCAACAAAAACTCACCGCTCAGATGCGTAGAGATTTTGAAAAGCAAATGGCAGACTACAGTCACGGACAAAAAAGAAAAGGATTCGCATGATATTTCAATTAGGCAATAAAGAATTTTCAGGGCTTTACGCCCCGGAAAGCTGGTCTTATTCCGGAAACGAGGCCGTACTCTCCCAGTATGATTTGATAGGCTCCAAGCCAAGGCTTGAGTTGGGGAGTGAAACCCTGGAAGAATTATCCCTACAGCTCACCTTAAGAGCCGACTTCTGTAATATCAATCAGGAATTACAGGATTTTGAAACCTGGAAAAGCACAGGAGAAATATTACCGCTGATATTAGGCAATGGGGAGTATATCAACGATTTTGTACTCAAATCCGCAGCGAAGACCATCTCGCAGACTTTCAGCGATGGCTCCCCTATTGAGATCCAGGTTTCGCTGTCTCTCTTAGAAGTTGTCCCTGATGCTGATAAGAAAAAAATCAATGCAAGGAAAAATGCACGGGCTGTTGGAGATAAAGAGCAGATCAATAAGCTCCCCCCACAACCCAGAACATCAGAAGCACAGGCCCATAAAGCACTCATGGATGCCCAGTTAAAAGCATGGGAGGCCGCTGAGGCCGCCAATCAAACCCTCCAAGTGGACAATCCCGCGTCTTTATTTGACCCCGTGAAAAAAACGGTGGAAGAAGCTCAAAACAGCATGACCAAAGCAATAGATGCTATTTCCAAAACCCAGCAGCAGATCCATAATGCAGCCGGTATTATTTCAGCCCTTAACCACTCTATGGCTCAGCTCACAGAGGGTAAAAGTTTAATGAAAGAGCCTTTTAAACCAGAAGAGGTAAAAGTTTCTGTTTTGAATGTAAAGAACGGAATCAGGGCGGTTAATACCGCTTCTACCGTATTCACTAATGATATTATTCTAAGAAAAATATAATGGCCGATACGATTCAATATATCACGCAAGATGGAGAGAGATGGGATTCCATTTCCTGGAAAATGTATGGAACCGTGAGAGAAATTCCACGATTAATTTCTGCTAATCCCCAGGTGCCCATTTCTGAAAGACTAAAAGCAGGTACAGTGCTGGAGGTTCCAGTATTGGAAAGTTACAACCTCAAAGCCGATAAAGACCAATTACCGCCATGGAAACAATAGATCAGATATACATCAAAGTACTCTATAATGGTAAAAACATTACCGCAGATGTAAGCAAAAGCCTCATGTCTTTGGGGTATACCGATCATATGTCAGAAGCTGATACACTGGATATAACCCTGGAAGATTCACAGGGTAAATGGCAATCTGAGTGGTATCCGGAGAAAGGAGCCACAATTACCGCTCAAATCGGAATTTTAGGAGCTGAGGTCTTAGATTGCGGAATCTTTGAAATTGATGAGATTGAATTGTACGGCAGCCCCGATGCAGTCAATATACGCTGTATCGCAGCCGGATTTAAACAGGGACAGAAAAGAACCCTAAAAAGCCATGTTCACGAAAAGAAAACCCTTTCTCAGATCGTGCATACCATCGCAGCAGATCTAGGATTGAAAGTCATTGGCTCTATCAGTAATATAACAGTAGAAAGGCTCGTGCAGCAGAAAAAAGGCAATCTGACCACGCTCAAAAAACTCGCTTCCAGATACGGCTATACCTTCAATGTCAGGGATCAGAATTTAATTTTTATTAAAAACGAAGAATTGGAGGGTAAACAGGCCGTAGCCTATTTCGATAAAACGGATCTAATCAGCTTCTCTTTAACGGATAGAACTTTTGGCACCTATAGCTCCGCATCTATCCGATTTCACAATCCGGAAGCAGGATCCATTATTGAGTATAAGACCTCTGAGGGAGGACTTCCCAATGCTGATGATATCCTGCATTTAGAACAGAGCGTAGATAGTATCGAGCAGGCACAGCAGATGACAAAATCAGCCCTCCGGGAAGCTAATAAAATGCAGCAATCAGGAAATATTTCCCTTCCCGGATCTGTGGTTCTAATAAGTGGCAATATCATTTCCCTGCATCGCCTGGGAAGACTTTCCGGGGATTATCTGATCAAAAGTGCTTCTCATACCTTGAGCAGTACCAGCGGCTGGCTGGTAGATGCAGAGATCTATAAGGTAGGAGGTAAGGAGGAGCTAGAAAAACAGACCGAAAGAAATACCCCGAAAAAAATAAAAAAGACAGCAGCCAGTAAGTTTTAATGATAAAGCCAACTGGAGAATCCTTAAAAAATTGACCACCACAATGCTAAAATTCGGATTTATAACAGAAATAGACCACGCTAAAGGGTGTGTCAGAGTGAACTTTGCCAGCGATCAGATCGTCAGCAATCCCCTGCCGGTATCTGTACCGGCTTCAAAAAAGGACAAATACACATTCCCATTTTCAATCAATGAGCAGGTATGGTGCCTGATGGATGAAAACTGTGAATTCGGAGTCGTGGGAGGGGCCATCTATTCCCGAAAAGATAAGCCGCCACAAGGAGCCCGTGAAGATAAGCTCATCACAGAAATGAACGATGGTAAATTTAGACTGGAAATTGATAAAGCAAGCGGGAAATTCAAGATCAGCAATCCGGAAGTTAGTTTTAAGGAATTGTTTGAGGACTTAAAAATACTCATTGAAAACCTCAAAGTCAAAACATCCTCAGGACCCAGCGTAGGACTCCTGCCCGATACCATAGAGCGATTAAACCAGTTCGAACAGAAATACGAAAAAATACTATCCTGATGCCATTAGATAAAAATACATTAAAAACCGAAATTAAAGCCATTCTATCTGATATGGAAAGCAAAGAAACGGACAGCAAAGAAGAATTTGCCCAAAGACTCTCAGAGGCTATTGATGCATTTGTTAAGAGCGCTACGGTAACAGTTGCTGCCGGAATTCCGGTAACAACCTCCGGTGGCTCTGGATCCACCTCAGGGGAAGGGACAGGAACCATCTCATAAAGGCAAATATTCAGCAAAAATTTTCCCACAACAAGGCATTAAGTTTGTCCTATGCAAGTAAGCGATATCCCTACAAAAAACTGGCAGTTAGACCTTAACAATACAGGTAAGGTGGTCACCGGATATGATGATATTCAGCAGTGTATTGCTCTTATTCTCAGTACACGCAAAGGCGAAGATCCCCTGAGACCGGATTTTGGAAGTGATATCTGGAAATGGCTCGATAAACCCCTATCAGCATCAATTCCCAACATGAAAAGAGAAATCATTCAGGCCCTGCAATCATATGAACCCAGGATAACCATTGAAAAAATTCTTCATGAGCTGGATACAACAGAGGGTAAAAGCAATGTTATTTTGGGTATTATCTACAAAACCGGAGAGAATTACACGGGTACCTTTCAGTATTCCCTGAAACAGGACACCACGCCTTTGGCTCTTTCCGCTTCCTACCTGCCTGATGCATTCCTGTATTTCATTGAGATGTCTTTAGAGGGTGGGGAGGTTACTCCAGCGAGTCCACAAAATGGTTTCCTGTCTATTAATGAAATGATGAAATGGGTTCATCAATTTTGGGGAAATTTTGGCAATTGGTATCTACTCATCCAGGAAAACAAGGTGATTGTGTATATCAATACCCAATTAGGAGCATCCGGTAAACTAGCCATCACAAGTGTTACTGGTGAATTACACGCACCATTTCCAGAGAGATACGATCTTATGAATTACAATGTTGTATTAAAGAAAGAGGGGAAAAGAATATCGCCATGGCCATCAGAAGGTTTTGAGACAGAAAATGAAGCGTTGAATTTCGTAAGTCAGCAATACAAAGACTATGGGAAGTGGATCTTGAAAGACAATTATTTAGTGCTCATAGCAAGTGAGCCTTTAGATGGCTATACGTTAGAAATTAACCTATTAACAAAAGGGGCTTTTAGCTCTGATTTTAATGAAGACTTTGAAATATAATGGAAGCACCTGAATTTATAGATATAGACCCTGAAACCATTATCCGCGAGATAAAATCGGACTACGAGCAGATGACCGGGCAGACCCTTTATCCCGGACAGGTAGAACAATTGCTGATTAATGCCTTGGCCTATCGTGAAGTATTATTAAGAACACAGATCCAAAACGCCGCAACACAGAATCTGGTCGCCTTCAGCTCTGCTCCCTTTTTAGATTTCCTGGGAGATCTGGTCGGCGTAAAAAGACTTCCACCTTCTAAGGCTTTCGTTCAGGTAAAAATGAAATGTACGCCAGGACACGGAGTTCTCACCATACCAAAGGGCATCAGAATTCAGTCTAATAATACCGGGGAGGTATTTGCTCTCATGGAGGATGTCATCCTTCAGGCTGATGAAGATGAAAAAACAGCATCACTTGTCAGTGTGAATAACGGCGCACAGGCTAATGGATTGAATCCCGGGGAAATATCAATCATATTGGACCCTCAGCCTTATCTGTATTCTGTCACTAATATCAATACCTCCACAGGAGGAAGTAATGAAGAATCGGACGAAGCTTTGCGCCAGCGTATTATGCTGGCCCCACAATCATTCAGCAATGCGGGAAGCCGCGGAGCGTATGCTTTTTTTGCACGCAGCGCCAATGCGGCAATTATGGATGTAGGAATCACCTCCCCTGTTCCGGGACAGGTTAATATTTATCCATTAATGAAAGATGGAGAATTACCCAGCCAGGGCATTTTAGATGAAGTAAAGATGGCATGTAACGATGAAAAAGTACGGCCCCTCACAGACACAGTTATCGTACTGCCCCCTACCGCTAAAAGTTACCAGATTGATGTTGATCTCACATTAATCACAGGGGCTTTAAGTTCGGAAGTTATCGCTATGGTACATGATAAACTCATCAATTATGCCAGCAGCAGGAAGATGAAAACAGGACTTGACGTGGTTATCGAAAAAATTATAGGAGAAGCCATGAAAGTAGATTCTGTGTATGAGGTTAAGGTAAATTCACCTTTATCGACAATCCTTGTCGGTGAAGATCAGGTGGCCCTATGCTCGGGGGTCAATGTTAAAGTAACAGGATATAGCGATGAATAATCTCCTGCCCGAGAGCTTGCAGCAACCCCATATTATCGCTTTTGACCTTTTGGCCAAAAAGCGTTTTAATGCCATAGAGCTAGATACTCTGCTCGTATATATGATTGATTCCGTACCGGAATCAGTCCTAAGAACATTAGCGATTCAGTTTGATCTCATGGGCTACAATGGATGGAAACTCGCAGACACCACCGAAAAGAAAAGAGACCTTATCAAAAGAGGAATTGAGCTTCACAGGTATAAAGGGACGCTCTGGGCCATCAAAGAAGCCCTGAGAACAGTCGGATTTCCCGATGCAACCATTACAGAGCATGTAAACCACTGGGCAGGATTTACCATTGAACTGGGTATTGGACAGAATGCTGTAGATCCACAGCGTATTGAAGATGCTCTGGCCATGGTCAAAGCCTATAAGAATGAACGCTCACATCTCATGGGATTTGAATTTAAACTCGATTTCGATGAGGATCTTACAATAAAAGATGACAGCTACGAAGCTCCCGGAATAGAAAGTGAAGACGCGGTATTCTTAGGGGGTGACTTTACATACGATGGAACCTACACCTACAATGGTGAAAAAAATTACAACAACGATAATGATGTTTTAGAAATCATAATAAGCTGATATGAAAGAAAATATAGTAACAAAAGGATCCCTGGAAATCATTGTAAAAGATTCGGCAACACGACAAACCCTGGAGCGGATGAGCGGTGATAATCTTATTGTTTCCGGAGGAATCATCAACGTAGCCAAACTACTGGGCGGAGATCTTTCCGGGAAAAGTATTTCCAAAGTAGGTTTTGGTGAAGGCCTCGCCGATCCCTCCCCACAAGACAATGCCCTGGTCAATGGGTTCTATAAAAATATAGATAGCGTTACCTACCCTTCCATGAGTAAGGTACAATTTACTTTTTCTTTAGCTGCTGGGGAGGCCAACGGACTCAAAATTACAGAGCTGGGACTTTTTAATGCAGATCTGGTCATGTTTTCAAGAAAAACCAGACCGGAAATACTCAAGACATCAGCAATTATTTTAACAGGAATCTGGACCATAACAATTAACTAAAATGGGAGTTTTACAGGAATCAGCAGAGTGGGAAAAAAGCATCTATCAGATAGAACAGTCGGATGTAGTACGGGGAGGTGATCCCCAGTCCGGAGGAATTGCCAACCGACAGGCTCAGCAGCTGGCCAATAGAACGAAGTATCTTTATGATCATTTCAGCAAAAGAAAATCTCTAACCATCAAGCAGGTTTCACAGAGCATTCAATTGACTTTGCCTGATATCGTGGATAAAGACGTCGTTTTGGATATTACAGCCAGCGGCAAAGTGGTAACAGTAAATACTTCAGGCATTACTGAGGGCCAGGTTATGTCTTTCACCGCACTGGGGACAAACAGAAATGCCGTAAAAATAGAAACCGGAATCCCCATAGAAGCAACTCCCGATGATGAGTTTAAAACAGATTTGTGGTTACATGGCGGAGAAAGCTTTTCAGCAGCATTCTACGGAGGTAAACTCTATCTGACCAGTGGAAATATTCATCTGGAAAACATTGGCGAAGTACGCTATGGATATACCCCGCAATCTTTCTCTCTCCCGGCAAACGGCACTCTTGTTAACCGAGCGGATTTCCCAAGACTTTGGCAAATGGTCAGCAAATATTCCAAGATCGTTACAGACTCCCAGTGGCTCAGTGGCAGTGGTTTAAACAGCGGATATTTTTCTTCAGGCAATGGTACTTCTACTTTCAGGGTGCCGGATTTACGAGGTCTTTTCATTCGTGGATTAGACGCTGGAAGGGGCATAGACCTGGACAGAAATTCAGCAAACATTCAGGACGGATCTTTCCAGGCAGATGCTTTAAAAAAGCACAAACACCTCATTACCGATGTTCATCCCTATGATGGATTTGCACTGCTGGGAGGGGGATTTAATGGCGGAGGAAATAACTTTAAATGGAGAAATACTGAAACCCAGGAAGCAGGAACCTATGAAACAAGACCGCAAAACATAGCACTAACACCTTATATAAGATTTTAAGATGGATACAACGAATATTAAAAATAAGATCAACCTAAACATCAAAGACAATCAGGCCAGAGAAATTACCGCCGAAAAAGTCAGGGACGTGCTGTATTATATAGTGGATGAGTTTAATGATAACTTTGTCGATGAAAAAGGCATTGATGGAAAACTCGATAAAACAACACAGACTGTTTCAGGTCCTGATACCGTTTTTAAGTATGCCTATATTCTTGACCAGGATAATAATGTCAGAAGAATGCTCGCCGGTGATCTGGGAAAAAATGTTGCCAATTCAGCATTGACATCCGTTCCTGGAGCCGGACTCACATTAGGAGCAAACTGGACCCTAAATACAGCAGGATTCTATTATTACCTCAAAAATTTGCCCGATAAATCTATCGATTCAAATTTTGTTAGAATGAGGGTCCAGGATTCAACAGGCCAGGAGGCATGGAGTAACGGGAAAAATATCGTCTTACGTTTTCCCTCTCTGGCAACCGATGCCGAAAAAACAACCTTCAGAAATGGACTCAAACTCTCAACGGAAAACTTCTCTACCGGAACCCCAAGAATTGATGTCCTACTCCTTCCTTTTATTGACAATACAAAGAACTTCATTCAATATACAACACTCGTAGGAGTCAATCTATTTGTGGATAATGTTACCCCAAACGCCTATATCAAAATTAAAAGAATGAAGGATATAAACGGTACAAATCTTCCAGAACCTGAAACATATGATGTGGATAATTTCACTGTACTGCAGAATTTCCCCAATAACCTGAATTTTGGAATCAACTGGAAAACAAAGCCAGAAGGATATTACCAGGTTTTTGTAACCCATAATGGTATGACAAACGCAAGCTCCCCGGAATTAATCGTAAAAGAAGGATTAACTTACAGCCAGTTTACAGGGATAACAAACTGGCAGAAAGCTTCAGGAGGGGATTCTTCCGTAAATGACACAGCCATTTCATCTGGATCGCAAAACACCCTCTATTACTCGGATAATTTAATAAGTACCGCCGAAGTGAATGCCGGTTTTATGGCCTCATTTTCTTTAAATAACCAATTAACCAACTATGGAGCCAACTTCGTTAACTTTTGGAGATGCGGGTTAATCGGCAACGGGGATAGCGTATTCTATGGAGTCCAGTACTACGATGGCGGGGGAATAGGAATGTTACCTGGCACTACATTGGCCATAAGAAACGATACTTTTCATATTGCCTATTATAATGGAGTCGTCTATGTCATCGCCGAAGGAAATGGCAAAACGTATCAACAGTTTAACAGTACTTACAATTTATACCCGAAAAGGTTTGTTTTCCAACTAGGCGGAGGAGGACAAGGCTCTATCAGTATGCAGTTACTGGGAAAAATTCTATTGTCTTAACAGGTACGAACATTTAAACGTACCCGAAAATATTCAAAAAATTACCTTTTTACAGTCAGTTTGTTCTGCACATTAGGTAAATACCTTATAAAGTGGGATTATAAGCTGACTACATTATATGCCATTCTAACAAGTAGTAATCTCGTTTTTTGACAGCATTGCCTATGCCCAAAAAGATGAACAAAAAAACTCAGAAGCTATTACAGAGATGCTAATATATTAATCGTTTAATACAATAATCACAATGAAAAATTATACTCAGGCTCCTTTGCCTTTTCAGGGACAGAAAAGAAAATTTTTAAAACACTTTAAAGAAGCTTTAAAAGAATTCTCACCCAATGCTACCTATGTAGATTTATTTGGTGGATCGGGACTGCTCAGCCATACTGTGAAAAATTTCTATCCGGATGCAACGGTTATTTATAATGATTTTGATAATTACACATTACGCATTGAGAATATTGATAACACCAATACTTTACTGGCTGATATTCGGGCAATCTGTTCTAAAAATACCAATAGAAAAGACAAAGAAAGACTAAGTGATGAGCTTCGCTCTAAAATTATTGAAAGAATAAGCCATGAGCAAGGTTTTATCGACTGGGTGACCATATCATCATCGTTACTGTTCTCCATGAATTATGTGACAAACTTTGAACACCTGAAAAAAGAAACATTCTATAATAGGCTGCGATTAAGTGATTATTATGCAGAGGGCTATCTTGAAGGGGTAAACACAACTAAAAAAGATTATCGTGATTTATTTGCCGATTATAGAAATAATACAGATGTAGTATTTTTAGTTGATCCTCCCTATCTCTCAACAGATACCACAACATACAACCGTAATGATTATTGGAAATTGTCAGACTATCTCAATGTACTCAAGACTATTGAAGATACATCTTACTTCTATTTTACAAGCAATAAAAGCCAAATTACAGAGCTTTGCGAGTGGATGCAGCAGCATGGATACTGCAGAAACCCTTTTGATGGAGCTAAGACCATAACCGTAGGAACACAGCTGACTTACAATGCTGCCTATAATGATATAATGATCTATAGAAATAATTTTTAAACAGTATTTCAATTCTATTTAAAGCATCCCAAATGGATGCTTTTATTATATATAGAAACAACAAACATAACAATAAAGCCGGATCGGTATTTCCCGTTTTTGTTTGGCCAATTATAAGTTCAAAAAATATCTCTATATTAGCACCCATAATTTTAACGAAAAAAGCGTAGGCTCTGTCGAATAGGTTAAAGAAAACTAGGAATCTTCTCATACAACCAAATTTGATAGACTTACGCCCATGTCCTATACTGGGCACTGGGCGGAGTCTCTCTGGTTGTAGGGTATCCTAGTACCTCTTTAACGGATTGACTTTTGCTCCGTGCCTTTCTTTTTATAAAAAATAAGAAAATTTTCCGGAGTTGTGATATTATGCGTCACGTTTTGTCGTCGCGTCGTGATAGCTTTGCATTAACATATAAGAATGAAATTAAACTCTAATAAAAGCATATGAATATATTTTGATTTTTTCCCGTAAAAATCCGGAATAAAAATACCGTGATTTTACGGATTGTCAGAAATAGCAATCGTCCATAAGTTCGCTTCTGGAAAAAATAACAACAAATGAAAGAAAAGAAATTCTGTTCCCACACTTAATTTCTTAAATGCACCATAATTAAGGACTTACCTCCTGATTTCTCTGTGCAGCTTTACAACCTAAAGTCCCTATGGACTAAAATATAAACAGATCCTGATGGTAAAAGTCAGGCTACTCATGTCGAACCTTAAAAACAAGAAATATGAAAGTATTTTACCTGTCAGGATAAGTCCTTCCTGTCGCATGAAAAGCCGTTAAATACGGTATTAATTCTCATTTATTGGGATTACTACATCTAATTTCAATTTTAAAACAAAAAAATGAAAAATCTTTATTTGAGTACATCTTCTGAATGTACCGCTCCGGGCAAGTCGGTCCGGAAAACCATAATACAAAGGAAAATACTTCCTTTGCTTTCCTTACTGATTAGCTTTTGGGGATATTCCCAAACCGAAGTCTACTTCAAATACGATGAAGCGGGCAGCCAAAAATATCGTGGCCCTGAAAACGATCCTAAATTACAAACGAGTGCACTTTCAAAATCAGCACCACTAACCACTTCAATTGTACAGAATCCGGCCATAGATGAAAAGACCTTCTGGAAACAGGTACGGTTGTACCCGGTTCCGGTAAATGATTTTTTGACTATCGACTGGACTGAGGAAACTGACAATCTGATAGAATCAGTTTCACTCTATCAACATAGTACAGTTCACTGGAAATTTCAGCAGCAGAACTTACCAGAGCTAAACAGACAGCTCAAAATTAATATGTCAGGATATGACTGGGGAGTATACATACTGAGCTTCACTCTGAAAGACGGAAGGGTTTTCAGTAAAAACATCACTAAAAGATAATGCGCC